AATCATTACAAGATAAACGAATTCTTAATCCATTAGCAATGAATTTATATGTATTAGGATTTAATCAAAATAAGCAATTGGTTACGTTAAATGATGCTATTAAACAAAATTTAAAAACATATTTAGATTATTACCGTATTTTAACTGATGCTGTAAATATTAAAGATGCATTTATTATTAATGTTGGTGTTAGTTTTGAAATAACAGTTTTATCTAAATACAATAGCAATGAAGTATTATTGCGTTGTATAGATGCAGTTAAATCTTATTTTGATATTGATAAATGGCAAATTAATCAACCGATCATGAAATCTAATTTAATAAATGTTATTGCAAACGTAAAAGGTGTGCAAAATGTTGTTAATGTTAAATTTGAAAATTTATATGATTCTGACTTTGGATATTCTGGTAATGTTTATGATTTAAATACTGCTACAAAAAATGGAATAGTATATCCTTCATTAGATCCTAGCATCTTTGAAGTTAGATTTCCAAATCATGATATTAAAGGACGAGTAATCCAATACTAAAGGAAATTATGTTTAGAATATTTTATGCAGAAAAAGATGCTACGTTATATGAAGCATATTCAAATTATAATACAGGTCTTGATGAAATACTAGAAATTGGTAAACGTATAGGTACTGATGGTAGTACTTTACTGAAATCTAGAAGTGTTGTTAAATTTGATATGACTGAAATTTCTGCGTCATTATCTAAATATAATAAAACGGTTGATGATTGTAAATTTGTATTACAATTATATACATCAGATGCAAAAAATTTGCCAGCAGATTATACAGTTACTGCAAAAATGCTTGGTCAAAATTGGAATAACGGTACTGGGTATTTAAATAATCCAACATCTGATGGTATTAGTTGGGACTATGCTGATTCTGGATCTACATGGATCTCCGGCAGTCAGCTAGTTAATATTAATTCTAGCAATTTATATATTTCAGGAGCTGGTTCTGGTGGTAATTATTTATATTACTCAGCATCTGGAGTTCCGCCTGTATTAATTACATCAGAATCATTTTCATACCGTACATCAGATGTTAATATTGATGTTTCAACACAAATTAAAATATGGATAGACGGTAGTGAAGTATATTCAATTCCTAATTATGGATTTTTATTACAATATTCAGATTTAGATGAATTAAATACTGGCGTTGCTGGATATGTTAGATTCTTTAGCCGCGAAACTCATACTATATATGTTCCTAAACTAACTATGTACTTTGATAATAGTGCATATGCAACAGGATCATTAACACCAGTTGATCTAGAGTCATATAGTATTTATACCACGCTTAAACCTGCGTATAAAGATACTGCGGTAGAAAAAATAAGAATCTATGCGCGAGACAAATATCCTAGGAAATCACCAACAAATTTATTTCCAATTGAAACAATAAAATATTTACCAGCAACTACATATTACTCAGTTGTTGATGCAGATACAGATGAGACCATAATTCCATACGATGATATTTATACTAAAGTAAGTTGTGATAGTACGAGTAACTTCATTCATATCGACATGAATGGTTTTATGCCAGAACGCTATTATCGTTTACAGTTAAAAATAGTAAATGGATTTACCGAACAATTTGTCGAAGATCAGATTTATTTTAAAGTAGTTAGATAATGGAAAAAAATAAAATACCAGTTGATTCTGTTACGTATTTATTGGATGCAAAATATCAATTAAATGGATTGACATATGCATCTAATATATCTACTGTAAATAAACGAGATGAAGCTGGTAATCTGCAATACAATCATGATGATACTGATTTATTAGTAATTGAACCAATTGCTGAGAAAATTATTAATTCGTCTGTAATAAAAGTTGTTGATACACAATTTAACTATTTTAAATTCCCAGCAACTACAACCGTCGTAACAGAAGATTCTTTTGATTTAGGAATTGATCCAAATGACTTTATTATTTCAGTAAATGAACTAGTAAAACCCACACCATCGGTACCAGCAGAATACGCACCAGCAGCTGATCAACAAGTTGCTAAAAGTGGAGAATTAATTCCGCTAGATTTTAGTGTAGTTGTAACCGGGCCGCCTCAATCAGAACCAGATGCATTTGTAGTAACACAAGAAGTTTTGGATTTAAATTCAGATTTAACAATTTCAGGTGTTATAACAACATATTATAATTCAAATAATAATTCACAAGTTTTATTCAATATAATGAATTATAAAAACGATGGAACATGGTCACCTATTAGTTCCTATCCATTTTACCCAACAGGTGATAATGTAAATAATAATAATCGCGTTACTAAAAAAGGTACATATGTTACTAATTTTAGTGCAGTAATTGCAGCTGATGATTTAGTTTTAGGCGAATATTATAAAATAGGTGGTGCTGCAGAAGATCAATCTGAAAATCGTAATCATACGGTACAAGCAAATAATTCATATGTTCAAATAGATGTAGCGTAATAATGTTAAGTCAATATAAAAATATCGAAGAAATAAACACAGCAAAACAAGCCGTGTCTGCCGATCGTTTTGGTAAGTTAAAACGAAATTTCTTTGCATATGATGCTAATAATCATTTTATTACAAATACTGACATTGTAACACCGAGTCAGAATATACAAACTGAATTACATGTATATTCCGGCAATAATTGGATAACTGGTAATCATAAAATTGTAACACAGACAAAGCTGCCGCAATTTAAAAATCCAGATGGATCTATCTTAAATTTAACAAACCCAATTGGGATTGATTTAGTTTCTGAATTAAAAAAAATAAAACTAGCATCTGGTAATTTTAAATTTGTTGTTAACTTTTTTGAAAATCTAATTGGTAGTTATGATAGACAGCATTTACGAATTGATGAAATATCGTCTGATAGAACTGAAATCCGTTTAAGAGCTATTGATTCAGATGATGTTGAATACTTACAACAAATAACTAATTATATAAGTACTGTTGATCAAACAGGTGCAGATTTTTATGAGTCATATATATTAAATTTCAGTAGAAATCAATGTATATTGTTCGTAAATAGTGTAGTATTAGGTGAATATTTATATGTAAAATTATTTGAGCCACTACCTGATCAATTCGATATTGATTTTAAATGTTGGGTAACAAAGGAACTAAAACCAGCATACATTGATAATGTATCATTATCTCCAGAATCAATAGGTCGACAGTTTAATTCATTAGCTGGGCCCAATTGGCAAGCTAATGCAGTGTATAATACATCGACTGATACTGGATTACAAAATTGGACTGAATTATTAGGTTCATCATTATCAACATCACAACAAATTGTAGATTCATACTTCACCGGAAGTTTAGATAGTATAAAATTAAACATTGATTATTCAGATTTTAATAACTTTGTTTTTTATAGTTCAGCAACAGAACGTCTAGCTAATTTTAAATACAAATTAGAGTTAATTGAATACTATACAAGCCAGAGTTCATTTATTTCAACATTGAGTGGTAGTATTGCCACAACAAATGTTAATGACTTTGATTCATTAAAAACTACATTAATTAGTGGATTCGATGGTTTTGAAAAATATTTATATTATCAAACATCATCTCAATTAACTACATTTAATATTCCATTAGAATTTGCAAATATACCAGAACTAACTGGTAGCTATATTCAACCGGCACCTAAATCTACATCAACATACCCATATACATTACAGTCAGTTAATAGTACTGAATTTATTAATTGGTATAATACAGCATATGAAAGTGCATCTTTCTATGATACGTATAATACAAATATATTATTAAATTCAATCCCAGAGCATGTTCGATATGCTAATGAAAATGACAATTTAATTGCCTTTACTAATATGCTTGGACAACATTATGATGTGTTATACACATACATAAATCATATGACCAAGATAAATAAACGAGAAGAAAACCCAAAACTTGGAATGCCAAATGAATTATTATATTCAGTTGCAAAACAATTTGGATGGAATCTTACTAATGGTAAACAGGATCAGAAGCTATGGGAATATGTATTAGGTACTAATGAATCTGGGATTCCTTTAACTGGATCCAATTCTGTTGGCGATCCTGCAGTTAGTGGTAAAGATATGACATACGCTATTTGGAGACGTATTGTTAATAATTTACCGATGCTATTAAAAAGTAAAGGTACTAAAAGAAGTGTCCGTGCATTATTGGCTTGTTATGGAATTCCGCAGTCATTTATTAGTATCAATGAATATGGCGGACCTAGGATAGATCGTACTCCGATCTATGAAAAATTAAATTTTGATTATGCCTTAGATTTAATTGCTAATCCTGCTGGCACTGTAACTGTAAATTATACACAACCTATTAATAGTGTTGAGTTGCGATTCCGCACTGATGATGTAGTTACAAATCCATCTGTACCTAGTACAATGAATTTATTTAATATTGGATCTAACGCAGTAACATTAGATTTCCAATCAGGTACCATGGGTAAAATTAAAATTAATGGTACTGGGTCTGCAAATATTGAAATGTTTGATGGTGGTTGGATAACTGCGTTATTAAAAACATCTGGGTCAGCGCTTCAAGTAATTGCAAAAAGATCTAAATATGGTAAAATTGTAGCAGCCGTGTCAGCATCAGCAACAGCTTCATTTGCTGGAACTGGAACATTAACTCTAGGTGGTACTAGTAGTGGGGCATCTAGATTGTTAGGTCAACTGCAAGAATTAAGATTATGGACATCTAGTTTACAAGATACTG